GATTATGTCATTGCATCTGACACTGACTCAATCTATATTAACTTTGGACCTATTGTTGATAAATTTCTTTCTAGTAAGTCTGATAATAAGGTTGAGGTTGTGTCCATACTTAACAAGATCTGCGAAGAGAAGTTGGAACCTTTTATTGAGGAGTCTTACCAGGAACTTGCGACGTATGTAAATGCATACGATCAGAAGATGCAGATGAAACGGGAGAATATTGCAGACCGTGGAATCTGGACAGCAAAAAAGAGATACATTCTCAATGTGTGGGACAGTGAAGGGGTTAGATATTCAGAACCTAAACTGAAGATTATGGGTATCGAGGCAGTCAAATCATCTACACCTGCACCCTGTAGAAAGATGATTAAGGATGCTCTTAAGTTGATGATGAACGGTACTGAGGATGAGGTAATTGATTTCATCGAAGACTCTCGGAAGAAGTTTAATAATATGCGACCAGAAGAGATTGCATTCCCTCGTTCAGTTTCTGATGTAAAGAAACATAAGAGTTACTCAACTATCTACGGTAAGGGTTCTCCTATTCATGTTCGTGGGGCACTTCTATATAATCATTATATTAAAGAGTATGGTCTGACAAATAAGTATTCTTATATCAACAATGGTGAGAAGATTAAGTTTATCTACCTCAAGAAACCAAACATTATTAGGGAAAATGTAATCTCGTTTATTTCAGATTTCCCTAGTGAGATTGGTCTTGACAAGTACGTTGATTATGACCTACAATTCAACAAAGCTTTCCTTGAACCACTCAAGACCATTCTTGATGCTATTGGATGGCATGTTGAGAAAACTGTAAACCTTGATTCGTTTTTTGCCTGATGGACTTCTTAAAAGATATTGTAAAAGAGATTGGTGATGAGTATACCCAACTTGCCTCAAACATCGACGACACGGAAACCTATGTGGACACGGGTTCTTACGTTCTTAATTCACTGGTCTCAGGTAGTATATTTGGTGGTGTTTCTGGGAATAAGATTACTGCCATTGCTGGTGAGTCTTCTACTGGGAAGACTTTCTTTAGTCTCGCTGTGGTTAAGAATTTTATGGACAGTAATCCTGACGGTTACTGTCTGTACTTTGATACTGAGGCAGCAGTTAACAAATCTCTTCTTTCAAGTCGTGGGATTGACTTAACACGACTGGTTGTTGTGAATGTCGTAACAATTGAACAGTTTAGACAGAAGGCACTACAGGCTGTTGATATATATTTGAAGACACCAGAAGACGAACGTAAACCTTGTATGTTCGTGTTAGACTCTTTGGGTATGTTATCGACTGAGAAGGAGATAACTGATGCATTGAACGATAAACAGGTTCGAGACATGACTAAATCTCAACTTGTTAAAGGTGCATTTAGGATGTTAACATTGAAACTTGGTCAAGCAAATATTCCAATGATTGTTACCAATCATACCTACGATGTTATTGGCTCTTACGTTCCTACTAAAGAAATGGGGGGTGGTAGTGGTCTTAAGTACGCTGCTAGTACTATCATCTATCTCAGTAAGAAGAAAGAAAAGGATGGAACGGAAGTCGTTGGAAACCTTATCAAGGCAAAGACTGCTAAGTCGCGTTTAAGCAAGGAGAATAAGGATGTTACTATTCGTCTCTATTACGATCATCGTGGTCTTGATCGTTATTATGGTCTACTTGAGCTAGGAGAACTTGGTGGACTATGGAAGAATGTTGCCGGACGTTATGAGATGGACGGTAAGAAAGTCTATGCCAAGGCAATCCTGAAAGACCCAGAGACATACTTCACCCCAGAGGTGATGGAACAATTAGATCAAATCGCACGGAAAGAGTTTAGTTATGGAGAAGGTTGAATTTCTTGTACTCAAGAATCTATTGCATAATGAAGACTTCTTAAGAAAATGTATTCCCTTCATCAAACCAGATTATTTCCAAGATGCTAATCAAAAGATTGTATTTGAGGAGATAACCGACTTTGTAAATCAGTATAATGATGTTCCAACTCAAGAGATTCTTTCTATTGAGATTGAGAAGAGAAGTGACATCAATGAGTCTAACTTCAAGGAAGTTACTCAACTCATTAGTTGTCTAGAAAACGAACCAACAGACCACGATTGGTTATTAAATACCACTGAAAAGTGGTGTAGAGAAAGAGCCATCTATTTGGCTTTGATGGAATCGATTCAGATTGCAGACGGTCAGGATAACAATAAAGCTCCTGATGCAATCCCTTCTATTCTTTCTGATGCACTTGCTGTAAGTTTTGATAATCATGTTGGTCATGATTATCTTCTAGACTACGAAGAGCGGTATGAGTCTTACCACAGAAAAGAGAATCGGATTCCATTCGACCTGGACTTCTTTAACAAGATTACAAAAGGTGGTCTTCCTAATAAGACACTCAACATCGCCCTTGCTGGGACTGGTGTCGGCAAGTCTTTGTTTATGTGTCATATGGCTTCTTCTGTTCTTCTTACTGGTAAGAACGTATTGTATATTACTATGGAGATGGCTGAAGAGAAGATTGCGGAAAGGATTGATGCCAATCTTTTGAATGTAAATATTCAAGACATAGGTGAACTTCCTAAACAGACTTTTGAGAAGAAGGTAACAAACCTCGCACAAAAGACTCAAGGAACACTTATCATCAAAGAATATCCAACCGCGAGTGCACATAGTGGACACTTTACCGCACTTCTCAATGAGCTTGCTCTTAAGAAATCATTTAGACCTGACATTATTTTTATTGATTACCTCAATATTTGTGCTTCCTCTAGGTATAGGGGAGGTAGTAATGTTAATTCATATACAGTTATTAAAAGCATTGCTGAAGAACTTAGAGGATTGGCTTGCGAAGCAAACGTCCCTATCGTATCTGCCACGCAGACCACTCGTTCTGGTTATGGTAGCTCTGATGTCGAGCTTACTGATACTTCTGAGTCCTTTGGTCTCCCTGCTACTGCTGATCTTATGTTTGCCCTTATTAGTACTGAAGAGCTCGAATCCTTGGGACAGATACTTGTAAAACAATTGAAGAACAGATACAATGATGGTAACGTCTACAAGAGATTTGTGATTGGTATTGATCGTGCCAAGATGAGACTATACGATTGTGAGCAAACAGCACAGGATGACCTTCTTGACAATAAGAAGGATGAGGAGTATACTTATGATGACAAACCCAAAAAGACATTTGAAGGGTTCAAGTTCTAATGAAACTACGACAACAAGAAACTATTACAACTAAAACTATGACCATCGACCCTACCAAATATGTTGACTTCGTTCGTCAAACAACAAGTCAACCAAGTCTTGATTGGCCCACTCTTTCAAAAAGACTCACTGAACTTGAAGTCAAAGATGATTGTAATGTCACTCAATTGATGACTGCTGCATTTGGTTTGACTGCTGAGGCTGGTGAGTTTGCTGAAGTTGTAAAGAAAATGTTTCTTCAAGGTAAGCCATATACCGAAGAGAATGTCTTTCATATGAAACGTGAGATGGGTGACATTATGTGGTACATGGCACAAGCATGTATGGCACTTGACACTGACTTCGATGAAATTCTTTCAATGAATGTAGAGAAACTCTCTGCTCGTTATCCAGAAGGAACATTTGATGTTCAGTATTCCGAAAACCGTCAAGAAGGAGATGTATGACTACAAGAAATAAGAAAAAAGTAAAAATAACAGTAGATCAACTTAAAGAAAAGTTTCCATCTTTTGATGAGGAGTTTAGTAAGAGTTGGAGAAGAATCGTTCGTAGAGCGCTTGCTGACCAAGTTATTAGGAATCCAAATAGCAGTTGTTTGAGAGGAATTAAAGATATTGTGAGAAATCACTTTTCTTTTCTCTTTGATGATGATGAGTTAAATAAGATTGTTGATATGATTTCAACAAGATTTGTCAGTCGTAAACTTTCTCCTGAATGGAATGATTGGAGAGATGATCTTCCTAATATTTTTAAGGAAAGGTCTATTGGAAAATTTGCTTGGTTTGAAGATGGTAATGGAGTTCCAGAAAGTGTGTCTATGATTGAAGAAAGCAAAACTAAAATTGACGAGGGATGTGCCATAATTATTATTCAAGACAGTAATTTTAAAGCAGAATATGCCAATGTTCCCTCAGATGTGGCATTGACTATCAACGCAGAACTTTCTAAAGCACTATCATAAGGAGGAGATCTATGATTAATCTTGAACTAAATTTACAACAAGCAGCAGTAGTTCGTCAGGCTCTGTTTGTAGAACAAAAGGGTTATACTCTTGACCCCACATGTATTCCACCACGAATTGTAGATGTTCGTAATGTTATTGCAACACTTGACAAAAAAATTGACGACGCACTAGAATACGAAACACACGGTAAGTAATATGACATACGACTTTTCTTTTGCACATTCTCCTGAAGGATTTGATAATCATATCAACGATAGTATCAGAGGTTACTCAAACCTTCTAGAGGACACTGTATCATTCTCACGATACTTTGTAGAAGACCATACTAAAGTCGTTGATGTTGGGTGTTCCACAGGTAAACTTACCAAGATGATTATTGGTAACAACCCTAATCGTCAGTATGCACATTATGTGGGTGTAGAACTTGCTGGTAGTTTCTATGATGATCTTGAAGAACGTCATATCGAGGTTCGTAAAGAATACCCTGGTGCAATGTTGGAATGGGTCCGTGGTAATGTTACTAACTACGAGTTCAAGAACTGTTCTCTAGTAACATCACTATTCACCCTGCAGTTCATGCCCAAGACTACCAGGCAGGAGACTATTAATAAGATATACAATGGTCTCAATGAGGGTGGTGCATTTATCTTTGCAGAGAAGTTGATGTGTGAGAATGCATTCTTCCAAGAACTTCTTACCTTTAATCATTATGATTACAAGAGAAAGACATTCACTGCGGAACAAATCATGGATAAGGAGAAACAACTCCGTGATATGTTGAAACCTAATACATGGTCTGAACTACGAGACATGGTAATGACTGCCGGGTTCAAAGACTGTCAGATCTTCTGGAGAAACCATCAGTTCGTTGGAGTAATTGCAATCAAGTAATGTGTGGAATTGTTGGAGGGTTTGATCTCCCTCAAATCGAAAAAGGTCTAAACTCTATTATTCATAGGGGACCAGATAATCAACAGATTGTCCAAATGGAGAACATCTACTTTGGGCATGTTCGTTTGTCTATCATTGATACAAGTAGTCAATCAAATCAACCATTTAAGTATGGTAATACTACTATGGTATTCAATGGTACTATTTGGAATTATCGCGAGTTAAGAAATGAGTTGAATATTGAAACAGAAACTTCGGGTGACACTGAGGTTCTTTGTGCTATATTGGATAGGTACGGTATTGGTGGATTGAAGAAAGTCCAAGGTATGTTTGCTATTGCATTCACTCAAGGAGACGGTTCTATTACTGTAGTAAGAGATCGACATGGAGAAGTCCCACTTCATTATTCATTATTGAATGGTCTGTTTCCGTCATTCAGTTTTTGTTCAGAGATAAAGGGTCTTCTTGCCATGGGTGAGAATGGACAAACAATTAAAATGTTAGAACCTGGTTCTTACATTAAGGTTACTTCTGATTATAACATTGAAGAAGGGTATTGGTATAACATTAGAGATCATATTGCAGATACATCTTCGTGGAATTTTGATGAGTCTAAATCAATAGTTCATAGAGACATTACAATGGGTTCTCTTGAGAGAACTGTTGCCGATGTTCCTGTTGCGTGTCTTCTCTCTGGTGGTATTGACTCTGCAATTACTACTTTGGTTGCATCAAAACATATTCCAAATCTAGTAACCTACACTGCAGTTCATGATGAGAAGTCTAAAGATTTATTGTCTGGCAGAAAAGTTGCTAAATATTTGGGAGTTGAACTGAGAGAGGTCAAAGTAAAACCCCCTACAGTTGATGATATCAATGATGTAATCAATACAATTGAGATGCCATACAAGGCTCAGGTAGAAATCGGTTACCCATGTGTTAGACTAGCACAACGTATCCATGACGATGGGTTCAAAGTCATTATGTCAGGTGAGGGTAGTGATGAACTCTGGGCATCCTATGGTATGAGTTATCATGGTATCAAAGACAAGGGTTGGACTGACTATCGTATCGGTTTATTTGGATCACAACATCGTAAAAATTTTACAAGATGCAATAAGATCTTTATGAAGTATGGTATTGAGTGTCGATTACCTTTCTTAAATACCCAATTAGTTGAGACTGCACTTGGGTTAAGTCAAGATATTGTCTGGGATGGTAAGTCAAGACCTAAAGCAATCCTTCAGGAGGCATTTAGAGACCAGTTACCTGATGACATAATTGATAGAAAGAAAATTGCATTTCAAGATGGGATGGGTATCAAGTCTCTATATGAAGATGTTGTCGAAACTCCAAAAACATATTACACTACACAGTATAAGAATACATTCACATGAAGTTACCATATAAGTTACAAGATGTTTATGACGGTGAGGCACAAGCCAAGTTCACTGTCATATCTACATTCGCTGGCGGTGGAGGATCCTCTACTGGTTATCGTCTTGCTGGTGGTAAGATTCTGTGTATTAATGAGTTTGTAGAGGAAGCACGAAAGACTTATGCTGCAAACTATCCCTCAACTCATATTGTTCCTGATGACATCAAACAGTTGGTAGGCGGTGACTTCCTCAAGATCACTGGTCTGAAACCTGGGGAACTAGACATTCTTGATGGGTCACCACCCTGTTCAGCATTCTCTGTAGCAGGGTCTATGTGTCGTGGTGAGGGTGCTAAACACTCTGATGGTTGGGGTAAGACCAAGAACTACTCTGATGGTAAGAAGGTAGAGAACATTGAAGACTTGTTCTTTGAGTATATTCGTGTTGCCAAATCAATTCAACCCAAGGTTATTGTTGCTGAGAATGTTAAGGGGTTGACAATCGGTGAGGCAAAGACTTATTATGCTAAGATTACTAATGCATTTGAGGAGATTGGTTATCTTGTTACATCAAAAGTAATGAGAGCATCTTTTCATGGTGTTGGTCAAGGTAGAGAACGACTAATCTTTATTGCAGTTCGTAATGATATTGCGGATAAGATTGGTCTAAATGTTCTTACTGTATCTACATTGTTCCCTCCCACTTCACCCAAAGAAACTGTCATATCTGACATTATTGATGGTGTAGAGAATGATCCAGAGGATGTAAATAGACTAACTGACCACATGTTGAACAGTAGTGTCTATCAAAGTGTAGTCAAAAAGATGCCAAAGAATCCTAAAAAGATTCTATCTGGTATGGATTATCATGAGAAGGGTCATTGTTTCAATACCAAGAGAGCATCATTTTTCAAAGCAGCACCAACACTTACTGCGAGTGGTGGATTGATTCATTGGAATGAGGATAGAAGTTTCACAATCCAAGAACTCAAAAGACTTCAATCACTCCCTGATGATTTTATTTTGACTGGTTCTCATTCACAACAATCTGAGAGGGTTGGTAGAATGGTACCACCTCTAATGATGAAAGCCATCGCAGAAAACATTTACAAAGAAGTATTATCAAAACTATGAAACTACTAACACTTGATGATTATCAAAGGGCAGGAGAAACATTCTGGCCAAAATACTGGTACGTTGCCAAAGAACTTGGTGAAGGTGCTAAGACAGAAGACGTTCTTAAATGTATGGAAGCAATCGGTGGTGTTGCACTAAAGGTAGCACTAGAAGAAGAATCTGCCGGTCCATTTGGGTTTAACAAAAAGAATAACACACCAGATACAGAATAAATATTACAAAGAGTGAACTCATATGCTTTCTACTCAGTACAGACTCAAATTAGAATTCATCTGTAAATGTATTGCCAATGGTGAAGAAGTTAAACTAGATGATATGATCTGGGCCGAGAAGTTGGCAAAGAGTCATACTACTGCTCGTGATTGGTTACAAAAAGCACGACGACAATCTTCTCAACAGATTGAAGAGGGCAGTACAGACGATTTTCTGAATAGGATGGGTTTAGGAGATCCCGATCCATCCAATCACAAAAAGGGATTCACTGATGCTGACGACATTAAGAGTTGGTTTCAGCAAGACAAACCTGATGATTGGAGGCAACGTGACTGATTATACTTGCGTTATGACTTGGGATCCTGAATTTGAGTGTATACGATATCGTTGGGTACATAAATCTGAATTAGATCCCAATACAGTTGTAAAAAACTTATATCCTTTTGAGATTGTATTATGAGTAAGTATGATTTTGGTGGACTTGAGAGACACCCTGCTAACATACTAAGATTGATTAGTGAGTTGGAAGGTTCTTATCAACTTTGCAAATACCTGGGATTTGAAGATGATATGAATACTTTGAATGAAATGAAAAAACCTTACTATAAACTTTACTTCAAGACAAAGCGAGAGTATGAATCAAATGAACACAATCACTAAAGCTGAAAACACTGTTGTTGTACCTGAGGGTGCAGAATTAATTGACGATGTATTCTATGTCTGGTCAACACGTTATGGTATGTTTTCTAGTATGACTAAAGGTGGACGTGGAATGCTTACTGGTGCAATTAGGGACAATGTAATTACTATGACACGTTGGCATTTGAAGTGTGAACAAGAAGGTACACTACATCTATACACTAGAGTTGTCGGTAGTTCTTCTGTAGGAGTTGATTTGTGAAGTTTGAACTCTCAATGGAGGATTATACTATCATCCTCAATGCACTTCATTATTATAAGAAGGTGGAGAAGTATCCTAACTTCGCACACTTTGACGAGAAGCGTATTAATAAGTTGAGAGATACCATGGCAAAACAATTGGTGTGGGACCAGTGACCACATTTTTAAATTACATAACTGCATTCTGGTCTGTAGTTGTTATGAATTGTGCTCAACCTACAAACTGGAAAGCATGTCTTCCAGTACATGAATGGTTGATACCAAGTATCAAGGAGGGTGTTGAGATTTATCTCGACCCCTCTTCTGTGTATTCATCCGAACGAGAATATCTAGAGAATATAAATAAAGATATAGAAAGTAATGATTAATCAGATGTCTTCATCAATGCGTAACTTTATGGAAGCGTATTCCGCTGTTCATAACAAAGAAGCTAAAGAAGAGTTTTACTCTCATAAGGATGAAATCAGTGAGATGGACTTCTCCTTGATCAACCAAACTGAGTTGAATGATATTGCTGAAGAAGTTCTTGGAGAACTTTTCGAAGAAGGTTATAGTGTCGAACAGTGTGAAGCAATATTTGAAGAAGTTCTTACCGAAGCAAGAGTAACTTACGGTAGTGATACTGAATCCCCTAGGGCCAAGAAAATGTCCGCAGTGAAGACTTCACTGAAAGGTGCCATGGGTAAGGTAAAGGAGAAGGCTGCAAAGGGTGCAGTTAAATCTTACGGTGCATACAGAGATGCAAAACAGTCTGCGACGGATAAAGCAAACAGATTGAAGCAAGGTGCAAGTAATGCATCTGCAGTGACTATGCGTAAGGCCAAAGATGCCAAGGCTGGTATCAAATCTGGTATCAAAGGGATGATTGGTAAAGCAGCGAAGAAAGTTGGTGATGCTGCCAATAAAGTCTCCAGTAGAATGAGTGAAGGTACTGTTAGAAAGGATGTTGGTGATATCTACCAGGCCATCTATGAGAAGAAGGCTGATAAAGATTATGATGGTGATGGTGAAGTAGAATCCGGTAAGGATGAGTACTTTGGTTCACGAGACAAGGCCATCAAGAAGGCCATGGGTAAGAAAGGTAAGTGTGAGAAGTGTGGTAAAGATCCCTGTGAATGTGATAAGAAAGAAGTAGAAGAAGGTTACAAGGAACTTCCTAAGAACAAGATGTTCCGTAAGGCAGGTAACTTGGGACGTGAAGTTGTAAGTCCTTCTACTACTGATGAAAAACGTCAGAAGTCATATGATCGTTCTAAGAAGATCGTCAAGACTCTTAACAAAGCAAACGAAGAAGTAACATTCTCTGAATCTGAACTGGAAGCCATTCAGGCAAAGGTTGATGCATGGGATGTTGAAGAAGGTTATCAACGCAATCCTGAGAAGGGAGAAGCTGAAGCAAGAAAGTCTGAAACTTCTGGTCAAAAGTCGGA